GGCGGTCGCACCACCCACGAACTTACCGTCTACGGCGCAACGCTTGCCGATGCCGACGCCCGCTGGCGCCGCCTCGCGGGGAACCGTCAGGCGTAGAATGAGGAAAGAAACGGGCCGGGAAGCATTCGCGTGCTCACCCGGCCCTGCCTTGAGACCTGGAGAGGAGGCCCCTTTGGCTGACACGATCGTAACATTCCACGGCGACACCTTCCCAGCCGAGTGCTGCGAGAATTGTGAAAGCCGCCGACAGGAGGCCATCGCACTCGCCGCCCGGGCGCGGCTGCTGCGGCAGGCGGTACACGACAGGGAGCCCTGGGGCGTCGTTGCACACCACGCCGTCGAGCTGGTCGAGATGATGGCGGCGCGGGGGATGGCGTGAGCGCGACACTTTACCTGTGGCTTCGCGTTGGGGCTGTCCCGCCTCCTGGTTACTCGTTCTCGGGCGTCGTCTCCGTCTGGCCCGACACCGGGAAGGTGCGGGCGGAACTGTGGGAGCGGGCGGAATGAGCGACGCCTACCGCCGCTTCATCGAGTCCAAGGCGAAGCGCACCGAAGCCGCCGGCATCGACGCAGCGCCGCAGTGCGAGGCCCTCTTCCCGTTCCAGCGCGACATCGTCGGATGGGCGCTCCGGCAGGGCCGCGCCGCGATCTTCGCGGAGTGCGGCATGGGGAAGACGCTGATGCAGCTCGAATGGGCCGCTCGCGTCTCCGAACGCAAAGGCAATGTCCTCATACTCGCCCCGCTCGCCGTCTCGCACCAGACCGTCGAGGAGGGGCGTCGCTTCGGGATCGACGCCACTTACTCGCGGGGCGGGGAGGTCGCTGGCCCCATCACGATCACGAACTACGAGATGCTCCATCGCTTCTGCCCCGACGACTTCGCCGGGGTCGTGCTAGACGAGTCGTCGATTCTGAAGGCGTACGACGGGAAGACGCGGAACGCGATCATCGGCGCTTTCGGTCGGACCCCGTACCGCCTCGCCTGTACCGCGACGCCGGCACCGAACGACTTCATGGAGCTGGGGAATCACTCGGAGTTCCTCGGGGCGATGTCCCGAACCGAGATGCTCTCGATGTACTTCGTCCACGACGGGGGCGAGACGCAGACGTGGCGTCTGAAGGGACACGCACAGAAGGCGTTCTGGGAATGGGTGTCGTCATGGGGCGTGGCGATTCAGAAGCCGAGCGACCTCGGCTACCCGGACGACGGCTTCGCACTGCCGCCGCTCGTGCAGCACAACCACGTCATCGAGGCGGACGCCGATGTGACGCAGGCGGCCGGATTCCTCTTCGCTCCGGACGCCATGACGCTCAACGAACAGCGGGCAGTAAAGCGGGCCAGTATCCGGCATCGCGTCGAGAAGTGCGCGGAACTCGCCGCGGCGGAGAACCGGCCGTGGGTGATCTGGTGCGAGCTGAACGACGAGTCGTCGGCGCTCGCCGAGGCGATCCCGGGCGCCATCGAGATCACGGGCTCCATGCCGCTCGAAGAGAAGGAACGGCGCCTCGATGCGTTCTCTGACGGCTCCGCTCGCGTTCTCGTGACGAAGCCGTCCATCGCGGGGTTCGGGCTGAACTGGCAGCACTGCGACCGGATGGCATTCGTCTCAATCTCTCACTCGTTCGAGATGACCTACCAGGCGATCCGGCGGTGCTGGCGATACGGGCAGAAGAACCCCGTCCACGTCCACACGATCCGGCACCAGGCCGAAGGCGCCATCGAACAGAACCTACGCCGCAAGCAGGACGAGGCCGACAAGATGCAGCGCGAGCTGTCGCAGTTCGGGCTGACGGGGATCGTCGGCAGGCAGCGGAACACGTCAACCGGCGAGCGCATCGCCATCACCGTGCCGGAGTGGCTCGCAGCATGAAGGAATCCGTGACTGACAAGTGGGCTCTCTACAACGGGGACTGCGTCGAGGTCGTCTCCGCGCTCCCGTCCGAGTCCGTTCACTACACGATCTTTTCGCCGCCGTTCGCGTCGCTCTACACCTACTCGGACAGCCCGATGGACATGGGGAACGTGAAGGATGGCGACGAGTTCGCGCAGCACTTCACGTTCCTGATCCCCGAACTGCTCCGCGTGACGAAGCCCGGGAGGCTGCTCTCGTTCCACTGCATGAACCTGCCAACCTCGAAGGCGCGCGACAACGTGATCGGGCTGCGCGACTTCCGGGGCGAGCTGATCCGGATGTTCGTCGAGGCCGGATGGGTCTACCACTCCGAGGTCGTCATCTGGAAAGACCCCGTCACGGCGATGCAGCGGACGAAGGCCTTGGGGCTGCTCCACAAGCAGCTCAAGAAGGACTCGTGCATGAGCCGGCAGGGCATCCCTGACTACCTCGTGACGATGCGGAAGCCGGGAGATAACCCAGAGCGGGTGACGCACACGAACGAATCGTTCCCCGTGGCGAAGTGGCAGCGCTATGCCTCGCCGGTCTGGATGGACGTGAACCCGTCGCGGACTCTCCAGTACCGGAGCGCTCGGGAGCACAACGACGAGCGTCACATCTGCCCGCTCCAGCTCGACGTGATCGAACGGGCCGTAGAGCTGTGGACGAACCCAGGCGACATCGTCCTCTCGCCATTCGCCGGCATCGGCTCCGAGGGCTACGTGTCCGTCCAGAAGGGCCGGCGCTTCGTCGGCGTGGAGCTGAAGCCATCCTACTTCCGGCAGGCGACGGCGAATCTCAAGGCGGCGGAAGCGAACACGCCAGTGCTCTTCGAGGCAGCAGAGCCAGATGAGGACATCGTATGACGTGGCTCCTCCTTCGCCGCCCAGACATCGTCGAGCTGGTGGCGATGCTCGAAGCCCGGGGGATGGCGTGACCCTCTCACTCCGGCCCTACCAGATCCGCGCCGTAGACGAGGCCCGAGAGCTCACCCGTCAGGGGAAGCGTCGCGTCTGCATCGTCGCCCCCACTGGGGCCGGCAAGTCGATCATTGCCGCCCACATCGCCTCTCTCGCTGCGGCCAAAGGCAGCCGTGTCCTCTTCCTCGCGCACCGCCTCGAGCTCATCGAGCAGCTCTCCGACAAGCTCGACCTTGCGGGGCTCGACCACGGGGTGATTCAGGGCGATCACCCGCGGCGGAACGACCTGCCTGTCCAGGTCGGAAGCGTAGCGACTCTCATCCGCCGGAAGCTCCCGCCGGCCGAGCTGGTCATCGTCGACGAGTGCCACCGGACGCCATCCGCTTCGTTCAGCCGCATCGTCAATGCCTACCACGGAGCCGTCCTCGGCTTCACCGCAACGCCGTATCGGCTCGACGGCCGGGGCCTGGGCGAATTCTTCGATGGCTGCGTGAACGTCGCCCACATCGATGAGCTCATCGACGCCGGCTGGCTGGTCCCGCCCGTCGTCATCGGCCCCGAGGAGCCTGACGTCTCGATGGTCCGTCGCGTGGCCGGCGACTTCGATCCCTCCCAGCTCGCGAGCGTCATGGACAAGCCGGTCCTCATCGGGAACGTGGTCGAGACGTGGCTGAGGCGCGCGCAGGGACGGTCGACCGTCCTGTTCGCAACCTCGCTCGAGCACTCTCGGCACCTCGTCGCGGAGTTCGCGACCCGCGGCGTGCCGGCCGAGCATGTGGATGGAGATACCCCCATCGACCAGAGACGGGCCATCCTGCGCCGCACCGCAGAAGGCACCACGGTCGTCCTCTCCAACGTCGGCATTCTCGGCGAGGGCTGGGACCTCCCACGCATCGCCTGCGTGGTGCAGGCCAGGCCGACGCAGAGCCGGGCCCTCTACCGGCAGATGGTGGGGAGAGGTCTGCGGGCGTGGGAGTCCAAGCGCGACTGTATCGTTCTCGACCACGCCGGGAACGTCTACCGGCACGGCCTCCCGACCGAACGGGACGAGCCCGGACTCTCCGGGGCGAAGAGGCGTGACGCCTCGAAGGCCATGTCCGTCAGGCAGTGTCCGCTCTGCTACGCCTGCGCGCCCGGAACGGCATGGGTCTGCCCGGCCTGCGCGCAGCCCTTCCCGGTGCGGCATCGGCCGCTCATCGCGACGAAAGGCGGGGAGCTGGGCGAGGTGAAGTGGCAGGAGCGCGTGGCTCCCGACCGGCGTGCAGCCCTCCTCGAGAAGTGGAACCGGATCGCCCAGGAGCGCGGGTACAAGCCCGACTACGCCCGGGCCATCTACCGCAGCACCTTCGGAGTGTGGCCCGATGCCGATCATTGCTAAGTCCCCATTCGCCCCTTCAGGGAACGAGCTGAACGCCGAGATCCTGCTGGCGTGGGGAGCCCACCCATCCGTGCGCCTGTGGCGCGCGAATGCCGGGCAAGCCTGGGTGCCGGCCGCCGGAGGGATGAGGCCGGTGCAGATGAATGTGCCGGGGTGTGCGGACTTGATCGGGATTCTCTCCCTGCCCGCCGACACGGCCGGCTCGCCGCCGGGATGGGGGCGACCGACCGTGGGGCTCTTCCTCGCCATCGAGACGAAGTCCGCAAGCGACCGGATGCGCGAGTCGCAGCTCGCGTTCCGCGCGATGGTTGAACGACTCGGCGGCCTCTACATCGTCGCCCGCTCGGTCGAGGACGT